CACCGAGGATCAACGGAGCAACCCAATTGTCACGATAAACAACTGTAGGTCCGTAATATGGTCGATGGTGATGATGCCACTGTGCGCTGGCTGTACCTACAACTGCAAATAACGATAATGCTAGTAGTATCTTTTTCATAATAGTCTCCTTAGGCTATACATATATAACGCCTTAGACTAATATTTAGTTTACTTTCCAGCGGCTTCTTTACGTGTGTTCTTAACCGCAGTAACATCGTTACGGGTTTCTTTACACAACTTAGCAAGGTCTTGGCAAGCCTTACGTACACGAGTGCCGGCAGCGCCAACTTCCTTGTCATAGAACTTTTCGAAGTCTGCTTCCATAGCTTCTACGATTTTTGTAAACTCTTGATATTTGTTTGCTGACATAATTGTCTCCTTTTGTTATATTAGTTATTACCAGTGATGTAATGTGTTCGCAATAATGAAGCAACACGTTATTACATGTATGATGACCCAGAAGGTCTTTAAAAACAATGCTATACGTGCTTCTCTTAAAGTAAGTATAGGTATGTCTGGACGATCTTCGTCTGTTTGGCCCATTAAATGACCAGTGGCTCTCGCCCAAACTCTCTCTAAACTGTTCACAGTGGCCCTAATTCTTTCTCTAGCCATTCTTTACATTCTGGCCAATTACGATATAGGTGCGCCTTGCCCCCAGCTTTAATCCATTCTTCATTATTACTTCGTCGGTCGTCAATTAGGATATCGTCTGGATTAGTACACCTAACCCACTTGTCATAACTGTATGGTCCAAAGAACACAGGTATGTGTGGGAAATGCAATCTCGCCCACCACACCTTATCAACAAATGCCCATGGCATATCATTGTTGTGAGGTACTGCGGTTAAAAAGAATAATTCTACATCTGGGTGCTTATCAGTATATTCCGTAACCCAATTAACTAGATCTACTGCTCCTTCCTTTAATGGAAGTTTACTGTACATACGCTGATCGTCTTTAAGTTTATTCCATACTGGTTGAGGAAGGATTTCTCCATCTTTCCACTCGGGTTGTTTAAGGTAGTTGCGAGCGTAGCCCATCCAATCGGCGACGACATCATCCATATCTAAATAAATTTTCATTGATTAAGTTTGTTTGTTAGTTAGCAAATACTGTACCGGCACCGGAAGTAATAGTGTGATCATAATGTCCGTCAGAATCATATTTGTCGCCTATACGACCAACAGCCTTGCCATTAACAAATACGTTGGGACTGTATGTGCTTAGTGCCGGTGCATGATTTATTGGACTGCTTGTACAGGGGTTGCCATCTGGATGTGACACCATAATATCACCTTCACGAACAACTCCAATACCTTCTACAAATACATCTCCACTACCTGCATTGCTTGCTTGGGTAGTTGGAGTATTCCACAACCAAACATTTCGACCGCAAGGAGATCCTCTAGCGCCGTCTGTTGCGGCTACTGAACTGGCTCCACCTTTTTGTGCTATTGCTGGCATAAAAATATTTATGCTAATGCAATTCCGGTAGTTGACTCGAGAAATTGCTTTGCGAATTGTGCATCAGTTGCTTCAGCTACTGTAACCGTAGACTTTTGTAGTTTAACATCAGTGCTAGGATTAACTGTAAACAAGTATGGCATTAAACCTGGACCGTTTTGTCCCATTCCAATTACCATAGGTCTTGATAGTTTGTAATAAACTGGACCATCTTCTACTAGCTTGGCAACAATTTCTTCACCGCTTGTAAGTTTAAGTGTAACTACTTCGCCTTCAGTAATGCCTTTATTGATTAACATTTTTAATTTCCTTATTAGTATCCAGAACCGTTGAATCCGGTTTCGTCAATATATTTTCTTAATTCTGTAAACCCACCAATGGATGCTCCATTGATGATAATTTGCGGAACTGTTCGAGCATTTGGTACTGCTTCTAACAATTCTTCTTTTGTATACCCATCTCCAATTTTACGTTCTTCAAATTTAACACCTTGTTGTGTTAGTAGTGCCTTGGCTTGATCGCAGTAGGGACAATGATACTTGCTCCATACTATAACTGGTATTGTCATAATTTTTCCTTTCTTTATTATACTATCGGCAATGCTTCGTAGTCAATTGCATCGGACATCACACCGATAACATAATTAGTCGATTCGTTTTCTTGCAGCGCAGTTTGCTTCTTACTAGTGTCTACGTGCTTGTTAAACCAAGGAATTGGTGTTGACTTAGGGGCATTTTGCTGGTACTTGATACCAATATCTTTCAATGCACCCACGGCCGTATAGTCAACAAAGTCTTTTAGAATGTTTGCATTAAGTCCAATAACCGGACCTTTGTTGAATAGGTATGTAGCCCAATCTTTTTCTTCGCGGATAACATCTATGTACATAGCATAAACTTCAGCTTCACATTCTTGTTTAGCTCGAGCAAAGCGTGGATCTTCTTTGACCACTTGATTGATCAAATAAGCTGTCCAACCTTTGTGTAAGAGTTCGTCTTGTAGAATCAAGCTGATGATGTTGCCGTTGCCAATAAAGATCTTGTTCTCAACCATTGCCAAGCTGGTGGCAAATGATACCATGAAGCGGAACGCTTCTAGTGCATAGCTGGCATTCAATGCCATCCAAATCGCTCGAATGTGTTCTTGCTCGTCGATTACTTCGCCAACTTCTTTTCGGCAGTTTACCAAATGTAATGCATCATAGTATTTGCCCACACTGCTTGCCATGTCTACAATTTCTTTAGTGTCATGGATAGTGTTGAACACATCCTTGGGCACATTATAGATGTTGCGGATTATATGACTGTAGCTTTTGCTGTGGATGTTGGTTTCGAAGAATCCCCAGTTGTACATGAGGGCTTCAACTTCGGGCAGACTACAAACAGGAGTGAATACCTGTGTTGGTCCACGACCTTGCAAACTATCAAGTGCTGTTTGACGCAGTAGGTTGCTAGTGAATATATGTTTAACTGCATCGCTTGCATCCTTAAAATCGTTTGAATCTTTGGTAAGACTTACTTCTTCAGGTTGCCAGAAGAAGCCACGGGCTGTGGCATCGAAGTCTGCAATCTTCTTGTATTTAACTTCTTCAAAGCGTTGTATAGTCACTGGACCTGCTGGGTCTAGAAACATCTTACGGCTTAGATAATCTGTTTTTGTTGTTAAGTTGTATTGTTGTTTTGACATTAATATTTTCCTGATGCAAGTACTATATTGTTTCTAACATTATAATTTACAACTTTCACAATCATCTTCGAAGTTATCTTCAATTAATTCTCTTTCGTTGTGGAAGCCATTATAGTGGACTTCTGGCGTTAGTTCTTCAACAGCCTTGCTACCAGCTTTGTTAATCAAACTATAGTAGAATGTTTTTAATCCCCAAACATGAGCTTGCATTAGATTCTTAGCAATCAATGTAGTTGGTACTTTACGATCTGCCCAGTGAGCAGGATTGTAGAATGTGTTAGTTGAAATACTTTGATCAACGTAGGCAGCAATAACGGCTGCTGTCTTTAAGTAGCCATCACAGTCTTTCTGTTCCCACATCATTTGATACTTGTTTTTAAGTTTATGATACTCGGGTACCACTTGCACGAATGAGCCTGCTTTGCTTTCCTTAACACTGATCAGACTCATTGGCATTTCAATACCGTTAGTACTGTTAATAACAACCGAGCTAGACTCAACAGGTGCAACAGCCATAAGCGTTGCATTACGCACACCGTACTGTTTCATATTAATACGTAGTGTTTCCCAATCAAGTTCGGGAGCAAAGTCTGCTAGTTCGTTCACTCCATTAGCACGTAGTTCCCAGGGGAATACACCTTTACCGTATCGAGTATGCTCACTATGTGTACATGATCCTCGCTCTTTGGCAAGTTCTACAGTAGCTTCTGTTAGATAAAAGGCTTGATGCTCCATCCATGCTTTAACTTCTTGTAGTGCATCCTTCTCACCGTACTTTAAACTACGCTTGGCATGCCAATAGGCTAAGTTGGTAATGCCAATACCCAATGGCTGTATTTCATCATTGCTCAACTTACTTTGGATTGATAAGAAGTCTTGGTAATCGAGTATGTTGCATAAGCTACGCTGTAATATACGGCAAGCCCTACGCATGTCTTCTGGGTTACGGAATGCTCCCCAGTTGATGGAACCGAGAGTACATAACGCAATGCGTCCGTCAGGGTCGTCCAATCGTTTAAACGATTTAGTGGGGAGCAAAATTTCGCAACATAAGTTGCTTTGATAGATGGTATGGTATTCAGGATCAAACGGTCCTTGGTTCATAACATTGTCAATGAATACTAGATAGATACGTCCTGTATCAGTACGTTCTTTTAATATGCCTGATTTGAATACTTCTTCAGCTGACATGGTCTTTTTACGTAAGCCTGCTTGCTTTTCGTACTTAACATACAGTTCTTCAAACAACGGAGTATTCTTATAGAATGCTTCGTACAAGTCTGGCACTTCGTTAGGATCAAAGAATGTTATGTCTTCTTTGTTTTTAAATCGTCTCCAGAAGAAAGCACTAAGCACAACCCCATAATCCATATGACGGACTCGGGTTTCTTCTGTTCCTTGGTTGTTCTTAAGGACAATAAGATCATCAAACTGATG